GGAAGCCGATACTCGGGCAATCTACACCATCACCGACTTGGCTGGAAACATTGTCAGGGAAGGTTCTTTCGCTTCGTCCGACAATCCAGCCAACATGTATTGCAGCGGTTGCGGTTGCCTTCTCAGCGAGGAGAACGAGAACCTTTGCGGCGATACCGGCTGGTGTAATAACTGCTATTGAGAAAGTGGATTGGAAGACTGCCGTTTCTACGCCTCCTTATTGTTCTATCGGATTGTGTTTTGCGCTAATATCATATATACTGGAATTGTTCACACAGCAAGAAGTCGCATCCTACTAAGGAGAAAAATGAGCAACACCACCACAGAAATCAACTGGCACAACACCCTCCCCCAAAACTTGGAAGGCCACAAGTGCATCGCCGTCACCAAAACCGGCGAAACCATCGAAGGCATACTGGAATATCGCACGGCACAACCCGACATGTACGTGAGAATCGATAGCCTCCACCTCCCCGGCGTCAAACCATGGGTTATTGTCAACCAATGCGAATCCGGCAACGAAATGGGCGAAGAATTCCAGTCCGTGAAAGTGTTCGCCTGAAAGGTTCACGAATGAGTAACCACGACTGGGTAGCAACCGACAGTCCCAATAAAAACAACACTCACAAGAACAACCGTTCCACTCATAACGGATGGGACGCCGGTAGCGCTTGGAACCCGCAATCCAAGGAACGAAACGAATTCGGCATACGCAATACCGACTGGAGCAACGACTAGCTCCCACGTCAAAAAACGTTAGACCAAAAGGAGAAAAATGGACAGCGGCTACTATGGTATCTGACCAACTCAGCCAAAAACGACCCTGAACTGAACGAGCACGACAAAGAGACCGTACTGGCGTTTCTGAAAAGACTCGACACCAACCCCGACAAGTATGCGGTAGCCCCAAGAACAATCGCATACTTGAATGAAGAATCTTTGGAATACGCTGACATTACAACCGAAACCCTTAAGAAGCTCGACATGAGCGCTACGCAACTGTTGGACGAATGTTGACTTCCTCCCCACGGTTTAAACCGGGGGATTCCTCCTATCGTTTTGCGGTAGGAGAGGTTCTGGTTTCTAAGAGACTGCCACGGATTCGCGTGTAGCGTTTCCGTTGGTCTTATGTCCCTGTTCGACCGGGGTGCCGTCCGCGCCCCACAGGTTTTCCGACGTGACGGCGAGCGTGTCCAATCCCCGTTTGAGGATGTTTTTTGCCGCGTTCACGTCAGCGTTCGTCTTATACGAGCATTTTTTGCAAATGAACACCGCTTGGCTCTCGCGGTTTTCTTTCGCCACATACCCGCATTGACTGCATGTCTGGCTTGTGTAGGCCGGGTTGACGAGTATCATGCCCACGCCGTCGGCAAGCTTGGTCTTGTATGCGAGCATGGACGATAGTCTTCCCATGCTCGCCTGTCGGAGACTACGGTTGAGTCCACGTTTCGCCGCCTGACCATTGTGAAGATACCTGCCTTCATGCAACGGGTCGGGAACAGGCTTGTTGCGTCGGCTCATGTTCGCTAATCGTAGGTTCTCCAACACAATCAAATCATTGTCACGCACGAGTTGGGTCGTGTATTTTTGGTACACATCGTCCAGTATGCGTTTGGATTTCGAATGCAGTCTTCTGATTTCCAGCCGTGTTCTCCGATACGCGCGGCTGGTCTCGCCGCTCTTCGCGTACTCCCGTTCGCTGGAGTATCCCGCGCTCCCAACCCTGCGGGCTTGGGCCTTCTGCCGTTTCCTGATTTCACGGTCGATGGCCTTCAACCTGTTCTTGGGTAAGTCCATGAATCGACCGTCGGAGTCGGAGGCGGCATGCACGCATCCACGGTCGATGCCGATGGCCTTTCCGGTGGGCTTGCGTCTGATGGGGAGGGGAATGTTGTTGAACACTACGGTACGGTTCGTCCAATCCACTTGGATGGCCGTGTATTCGCGTATCGGCTGGCTGACTCGCACGTGCAGGAGGATACGGTAGCGTAACGGTTCGCCCGGCAATGACATGCCTTTGGGGTTCTGCCCGGTGATGGTTATGATGCCGTGGTTGCGGTTGACCCGACGGTATACGGCGTTGCGTCCCCCGTTGTACCAGCAGACGAAACGTTGCCCGTCACGCTTGTACGATTTGAAACGGGGCATTCTCCCCGGTTTCAACCGTTTGCTTAATAGGGTCTTGCGTCGTTGCACGGCGGTGAACCATTCGACCCGTTCGATTCGTGTTGGGGACTCCAATATGAGGGATGGCACCGCCGCCAGCCAAGAACATTCGCTTCGGGACTGGCTGACGCTACGAGTGTCGGGCGTGCCGCCAATGGGGATGAGAGTCTTGCCCTTACCGTATTTGCAACGGTTCGACCTTAACTGGTTGAACCGGTAACGCCAAGCGTCACAAAGCCAGTCCATCGCCTGACTGCCGGTATTCGCGTAAAGCTTTTCGGAACATGGGTCATGCTGGTCGGTATAACCGATGAACGGTTTGGCACCGTCCAACGTCACACGTTCCAACACGACTTTCTGGCTCATATTTCTAATAATACCACATTACGCGTAATATGGAAAAAAGAAAGCTGTGATTCCTCCCCGCGCCTAAAGGCGGGGCACCCTCACAGCAAACGGTGGGGAAGGGGATTTTTCTTCTTCACGCCACTCCGGTTGTGTTAGAGTGAGATAGTCCACACCAAAGAAGGAAAACCGATGACCTTAAAAGAACTCCCCTACCAAGACGGAATCAACTGGACGGAACTCGAAGGCAAGCCCGCAATTTTCAACTGGAACGGCAAACCCATGGCCGGAACCCTCTACTTGGACGGTTTCAGTAATCTCGTTGTTCGGGAACTGCCCGGTTACATGCCGGTCTTGTATGTTTGGCCGGATAATACGACTCATATCAATGTCAAGTGCGTGACGGATTTCCATATGTTCAGTTTTGTTGATGATTGACTTTGGTTCAACCGCACGGTTCTCCCCTCATTGGGGAAAGGCCGTGCGATTCTTTTAGCCCGCATAAACGGTGAGTTGACGGTTTCTTCCGTCTTTTTGGTTTTTGTTTGTCCGGCTCTCGTGTGGGTTTGTATCGGGTTGGGAAGAGGGATTCTTTTTTAACGGGACGCTGGCTTAGGTTTGCGTGTTGCGTTTTTCTACCCCCCTTGTGTTATAGTGGGATTGTTCACAAAAACAAAGACAAAAACCAAAAAGGAGGACGCATTGAATCAAGCAACTAAATTCGGCAAACGAATCCTCTTCGATGACCACCCGACCCGCGCCGTGTTCGACACCGTGGAACTTCCCACGAACGGCCACTACGCGCTCTACCGCGTATACCTGCGTTCTTGGCAACGGCATTCCTGCCGACCGGGAACCGAGGATACTCCCATATTCGACGTGATATGCCCTGCAAGATGGTGCCGTTGGATTGCTCACGTCAGCATTCTGAACTATTTGGACGGCATAAGCTGGCTGGCTTGGCCGGTGGAAGGTGGCGTCAGCTGGCGGCATAGGACAATCGACCCCTATTTCGTCCACTATTCAACCGATACCCACATTCCGATAATCGACCTGCGCGAAAGCGAAGAATAGGAAAGAACATGTCCGACACTCAGAACACGTCCCGATTCTCGACCATAGGCGTCACCTACACGAAGCATCAGAACAATGCGGCACTTAGCATGAGTCCCGCCGAAGATTCGACCATGCGCCGACTGGGGTTCACCGACCACCGTGAAGGGTATTGGTACCTCTGCTGTTCAGTCTCCCCCGACCATGACATGACATTGAATGTCGAGATTGCCAAGGACGGTAGCGACTGGCAGATAGACGTGTTGGACGAGAACTTCTGCCAACCCTACGACTACCAGTATTTACTCAACGTGAACCCGACGTTGGATTATCCCAACAAGGTAGCGGACGAATGCGAGAAATGGTTCCGGAAACTATCCGAATGGGGTTTACTACACGGCTGGCATGAGGGAATGTACGTCTGAACAAATTTAGAAAGGAAAAACAAGAAAAATGAGCATTCTCAACGAAGAGCTGGAAGAACGGTATCCCATCGAGGAAGGCGACTGCATCACGCTCACACGGGAGCAGTTGGCGTTGCAGTTGCGTCGCGCATACAAGGCTGGTGCGACCCGCGACTATAAGCGTACTCCGCACGGGCATACGGAACTGTTGGAGATTATCGGAACCCTCCACGACTCCCACCTATTGCCTGACGGCACGGACTTCGAGGATGTCGTGAGAACGGTTCTGGACGGTCGTGTCAAGGCCATCACCAAATAGGCGTTATACTAGAAACGTCCACACATTCCCTTACCCGAGGAGACCACACTATGAGCTGGGACAGATACCAAAGTCGAGACCCCAGAAGAATCGACCCAATGAAAACACCACTCTACGATTACGTGGTCTTGGATACCGAAACCACCGGTTTCAAACCTGAAAACGGGGCCAAACTCATTGAAATCGGAGCCGTGAAAATCCATGACGGAAAACTCGTGGACCGATACGAGCAACTGATTGACCCACACCAGCCAATCCCCGAATACATCACCTCGCTCACCGGAATCAACGACAGCATGGTCATCGGACAACCCGACGTAAGCCAAGCCATCATCCGATTCGACAAGTGGCTTGGCCCGAGAACCATCATCATGGCACATAACGCGTCATTCGATTTAAGTTTCTTGGACGCGGCCATGCAAACCGTGAACGGCGGCATGTTCTTCTTCCCCCACCGGTTCGTGGACACGTTGGAAATGAGCCGGAAAATCCATCCCGAAAAGCCAAGCCATAAGGTGTCCGTGCTTATCCGCGATTATGGTATCGGTGACGTGGAAGAGCATCGCGCCTTGTCCGACGCAACTCAGGAAAACATGCTGTATGAAGCCATGCGCAGAGAGGAATTTGGCCGCTAAATGGGATACGAGGACATGTTCAGTCCCGAATGCAGGGACTATCTGAAATCACGCAAGCCGTCGCAACGGGAGCGGGAGATAGCGAAGCTTGAGAAACAGGCCGACAACAAGCACGACATATACGGAAACAAAAGCCTCTATGAGGTTTCCGGTGAGATTGCGGCCATCTACGAAAGTCAGCAAGCGTTGCGACTGCGGTTGGAAAGCATCGAAGAAAAACTGGACAGACTATTGGAAACCAGAGAGGAACGGCTGTGAAAAATCTGCTCACCTGCCCCTGTTGCGGTGGAACCCCGAAATTCAGATATCAGGCCAAAACCGAAATACACGGAATGTGGGACGGGTCTCCGGTCTACCGGCCTAAAGGCTGGGAATACTCCCATCTATGTCCAGCTGAACGCAATTTGCAGACGGCTGGAGGAAACGGATTCGCAACACTGCACGAGGCGGAACGCGACTGGCAGTACAAGGTGGGAAGCTTCCTGCGGAACCCGATGAACAGTTTCCACCCATTCATCGAAACCGGCGCTGAACTACTGACCGAATGGGATGATTGTCTCGTCGGAGAACGATTGCACCTTGGAGACAAAGTAACATTAAGTCGGCGTTCCATGACTGTTCGTGGTATCGTGCAGTTCATCCAACGGACTTCCGTCGGACAAATCAGTATCATTCTCCGCGACACGGATACCATCAAGTTCGTGATTTACACTCCGGTCAGAGAGCACCGAAAGTACATGTTCTCTTATCATGTCGAAAGGCGGTTTCAGTGACATTCTCCCCCCGCCTGTAGAGGCGGGGGCTTCCTGCTCAAGAACCCCAGTGGGTTCAGTATCGACAGGCTATCCCCACATGCCCTGTGGTTCGCACGATTTATGAGTCGTGCTACTCGATGATTCTCATTGCCTCATCCCGAATATTCCGGGCGGCGTTCACGTCACGGTCATGCAACACTCCACATGATGGGCACGCCCATTCGCGGACGCTTAAATCCTTGACCAAAGGATTCTTGTAACCGCAGTCGTGGCATAGTTGGCTGGACGGATACCATTTGCCCACATGAACCAACCGTTTGCCTTGACGGGCGAGCTTGTATTCCAACATGGTGCAGAACATGCCGTACCCGTTGTCCGACGTGCTTTTAGCCAAACCTTTTCTGGCTTTGCGACCATTGGGAAGATAATGTCCCTGACGTTCGGGGTCTGGTTTCGGCTCGGGTTTCTTCATCATGCTTTTCATACTCAGAGCCTCCACGCCGACCATATCGTATGATGCGACAATCCCGTCGGCTTTCTTATGTTGGTAGTCGCGTCTTTGATTGGCGGTCTTCTCATACAGTCGGGCGACCCGCTTGCACTGTTTATGCCAGTTGGCGGAACCTTTGACCATATGGGAAAGCCTGCATTGCTCTCTGGCGAGCTTGTCCTGCATTTTCCGATAGTATCCCGGATATTCGGCGTGCTCCCCGTCACTGGAAACATACAGGCCGTGAGACGCGTAGTCCAATCCGACAGTCTTCACCGGCTTCACTTTTTCGGGTATTTGGGTCTCGTACTCGAAAAGGATTGTCGCGGTGTATCTTCCGGAAGGGCAATGCTCCACGGTGACTGATTTCAGTTTCCAATCGTCGGGGATACGCTTGTGTTGGCGGACAGCCAACCATCCGAGCTTGGGTAGTTTCAGCCTCCTTGCCTTGTCGTCCAGTTCGATGTTGCCGTGGGACAGATTCGTCGTGTATGTCTTCCTGCCCCGACGTTTCGACTTGTACTTCGGAAAACCTGTTTTCCTGTCCTCGAAGAACCTCTTGTACGCCTTCTCCAATGCGAGTTGGGCGTTGCACAACGCCATGCTGTCCACCTCTCGCAGGAACGGGTACGTGTCCTTGTACAGGGCGGGCGTGGGGCGGCATGATTCCCATGTGGTCTGGTAGTGGGCGATGCGGGTTTCGAGCATGAGGTTGTATACGAAGCGTGCGCAGCCGATGGTGCGGTCTATCAGCCGCGCCTGTTTTTCGGTGGGGTAGGCGCGGAACCTTACGGCGATATGTGTCTTCATGCTTGGGTTCGGCTCTTCTCGCCTTGGTTCTCGATGTATTTGCGTATCACCTCGACGGGTGCGCCGCCCGTGGTGAGCAGGCAGAAGCTACGGCTCCAGAAATACTCCTTCCAAAGCTTGCGTCTGATTCCGGGGAACTCCTGTTTCAGCAGTCGGCTGCTGGCGCTCTTGTACGCGTTGATGAACTTCGACAGTTCGCTTTTCGGCTGGGCGCGGAACAGGACATGCACGTGGTCCACGTCATGATTCCATTCCTCCAACGTGATGCCGTACTTGGGCGCGATGTACTCGAAAATCTCCCGTGCGCGATTGGAAATCGTGTCATCGAACACTTTGCGACGGTATTTCACGACGAGCACGAGATGATAATGCATGAGGAACACCGAATGATGATTCGATTCTAGTTTCACTGCAAACACCTCGCTCCTGATGAGGTACGACTGAATACCAGTATAGCATAGGATTATGTCAATTCACCACCCGCCTTAGAGGCGGGTGAACCCTTGACAAACCGGCGTTGGGAAAAAGCCGAAAAGGCTCCTCTGCGACGCATACCATCGTGGACGACTAGCGGAGGTTGACCGACCATGGGCTTGGTGCCGCACGGAGGTTGGAGTCGGATTACTGAGTTCTTAGCGTTTTCCAAATCTCTATTGTTATAGTGGAACAGTGGGCACAATATTGCGCTCGCTGTTTTTCTTTTTTAGGAGGAGTCGGAATGTCCCAGCGCGACGATAAGCACCGCAAGAGCAAGAAAATCGTGGTTATCGAGAAGGTGCGCGACAAGTATGGTTCCGTCATTGCCTTGAAGGTCGTATTGTATCGTCGGCATGATACTGAGAATGGGAAGGTTTGGGATATGAAGCGTTCTCATACGTTCAGTGCGGCTTTCAGCCGTCGTGCTTGTAGGGAACAGGCGAAGACGTTGGCTCGTCAGTGGGCTGATAAGTATGGTGCGAAGGTTGTGAAGAGGGGGTAGTTGTCCTCTTTGAGAGGTTTATGTTATACTGGGAGTGTTCACATAAAACCTAGTCGAAAAAGGAAAATACCATGCAGAACATCAACCTCTACAAACTGATGTCAAAACTGTACGCCCGTCCCGAAGTCGAGGACGCTGACATCGTGAGCTGCATGTACACGGACGACACCATCAAAACGGTCATGCGCAACGGCACGGTCGTCGCCATCGGCGTGCAGGACGAATATCCAGCGGTCGCACTGTACACCATATACGCCAACGACGAGGACTACCGAAACAAGGAGCCTCTGACCGAAGGCTTGAACTATGACTTCGAAGACGACCACGACTACAAGGACGGCGTGGAAGCCATCATCAAGGAGGCGTGCTGACCCATGGACACCATCGTCTTTGTCAAAGACCGCAACTGGCCCGGCACGGACAGCCGCATCTATGAGATTTCCACGGCTGATTTGGGTGCAATCTGCGTGGCCGATTGGTCGTCGCTGACGGACGGACAGTTCTCAGGCGACGTGCTCCCCGACGAGGGGCTGCGCGAACGGTATTTCACATTGTACGAACGCGAGGATGACGACCAAGCCGACTGGGACGCGTTCATCGACGACCTCTGGCAGACCGCCGATGACATGGACTTGGAGGGGCTGGCTGACTGGTTTGTCGAACTGAACGACCCCACCACCATCAAGGCCCGCTACTGGATTCACGACGGCATCGAATACTTGGACGCCGCTCACACCATGCCAAGAGACGAAATGTGACGCGCTGTCATGCCCGACGTTGGACGATTCCGACCGTATGCCCCGTCAGGACAGGTACGAGTGCGAATACGTGGACGACAAGGGGCGTGCGCACGACATGAGCTTGCTCGTCGCATCCGGCGACAAGGTATGGCTCTACGACCATCAGGGCAAACCGTTGAAGGAGAAAAAATGACCGATTTCACCACTGTTGACATGCTGTCCGAAATCAGCAAGGCCCTCGAATATGAAAACGATTGGACTCAACTGAAGGACGGCGTGCTGGAATGCCGACTGCGAGACCAGTATGACGGTGAGCACACCGGACTCGCCCGCGTCACCGTAGACAAGGCGGGCAAGGTGTCCGTTATGGCATGGTCGGACAATCCGTACGAATACAAGACCATGCCCGAGCCGGATTGGACGCATGAATACGATTCAGCCGACCCGGAAGCCATCGCAGACGACATTTGGAACCGTTGCCCATACTGCGGGCGGGAGTCCGACAAGTGCATGTGCGAACGTTGCGCGGGCTGCGGCGTCCCTCTGGACTGGAACAACAGGGCGGACGGCGACTACGGCTACTGCGAATACTGCCATTAGAGAAAAAGGAGAAACAAAAATGCTGAAAATCGAGAAGACACTGAAGGAACTGCGTGACCTTCAAAACACCTTGCGTGAACTCGGAATCGAAATGTCCATCAAGGATGCGGATGCCGAAACGAAAAGCGATTATGAGGATGCGGCGATGACCATTGACGTATACGAGCCGTGTCGTTGTTTCGCGTGGGTCAGCATGGATGGCGTGGTTCACATGAGATGGAATTCGTATCCCGATGCCTTCGCGTGGTTTCGGATGAACCTGCTTTTGGACATCGCTCGCGGCTACATGCTGAAAGCGGACAACATCACGAAATCGTGGACACATCTTCGCAGGAATCTCGACGGTCGGAATGTCGAAATGCCCCTCCCCGACAAACTGGCCGGAAGGAAAGCGGAATACGAGGATGCAGCCAACCGGCTACGTGACCTTATCAAAGCCGACCCGATTGCAATGGATTTATCCCCTTACGAATGTGAACGTCTTAAAAGGTTCCTCCGCAACCCGCAGAAGGAACGTCTTCTGGAGTATGACCCAGACGACCCGTTTTACAGGAACATGTTCAACAGGGGCTTGATTGACCGCGACGGACTGACCGAACTGGGACGGAAGGCCATGGAACACTACGTTGCGTCGGCCTGACCGTCACGTCCATGGTCGGACAATCCGCGCGAATACGCGGCCTCCCGTTCGCTGAGAACCTGTTCTCGTTAACGCGAAGCGCAGGACGCATTCGATGGACGAAAAATACATCAACCAAACAACAAGGAAAGGAAGCATACCATGCTATTCAAGCTCGAAATAGGAGACTATTCCGAAGACGGTTACGGAGTCCACAAGCCGGTAATCTACGAGACGAACTACGATGTCGCCGCCATCGCGGAAGGATACAGGAAGAGTTGCAAGAAGTACGGCATCCAGTTCAACCGTGGCGACAACGACTTCACGGGACTGGGGCTGAAATGCTGGGACAAACGCGCCCTCTGGTCGAACCCCGACATGGGCGCGTGCTGGCTCGACGAAAAGATGCACGACCTGCTGACGCATACCGGCGTCGTGCCCGAGGAAGACATGATGTCGCTCGAAGGCGAATACCTCGCCAATTACGATAGCGGGCCTGACGAGTACGCCAACGCCATCATGCGGTTCATCGCCCTCTCCATGCCCGATGACTTCACTTACAAGATTCAGGAGCCTGAGAACATTCCATGCCTGAACGACACGCTGGGAGTCAACCTCGGCTACGGGCTGCTGGTGCCATAACCGTCAAGGTTGGGCAGGACAGGCGGAAAGGAGTAAGGAATGACTGAAAGACCCCTCATCGTCATTGACTGCTGGCTTACGAGGGGGTTTTGTCTTCTTAACCAACTGTGTTATACTGGGGGTGTTCACATAAAAAACAGTCGGAAAGAGACCACCATCCCGATTCGGAGTAACAACAATGCATAGCCTATACAAGACCGCAGGTAAATGCACTCTCAACCGAAACAAAGTGCGTTACCCCAACCAAAAGGAAGCCCAACTCGCCTTGGCCGTCATCAAAGGACGAGGCAATCCGAAACACACGGAGAAACGCGCATACCATTGCCCCGTCTGCCACGGATGGCATCTGACCAGCGCTGAAACCGTGAACGACACCATCCTGTCCGGGAGCGTGCTCCAACACACCAATCCAGACGCGTTCGACACAGGAATGAAAGCGTTCCTCTCTGGTTCCAAACGCGGCAAATATTCCGCAAGCAAAGCCAGCCTGACCCGACGTGTCCGACATTTGCTCCACTTGTTCGCGGCTAACGATATTCCGAAGGACTCTTGGGACAATCCATGGTTGTGGGCAACTCTTAGATTCCAAGTCATGTGGAGGGGCGGAGACCAGAAGGCCGAACAGCTTCTATCCACTTCGAAAAAAACGGTCAAAATGGCGGGCGACATGCTCACCGAAGACAAGGAGCCGTTCCTTCGCGTGGCTGAAACCCGGAAGGAAGCACAGAAATTACAGAATACACCACTACCGGCATGGTTGGCCGTCGCACTGATGGCCGACAAGGGAAAGGAGCAGAAAGTTTGAACGAAAACGAACTGAAAGAAAGGGCCGTACACTCATTGCTCCAATCGAAGCTTGGTAAAGTCGCCCCGGCGGAAGCGTTTGTCATCGGATGGCGGAAAGGCTGGGACGAGGCTATCGACATGGCTTTGGAAATCCTTCGCAATGAACTCGATAAAGATGGCGAGAACGAATCGTGATTTGTTTCAAATACACATGCATGTTGTGCGGAAGAGTCACCGACTTGGACACCGGCTACAAGTACATCATCTCCGTCGTCCAAACAGGCGGTCACGGTCGATGCTCATACGCTCGAACATTGGTCATCTGCCAGCATTGCATGCGCACGCATAAAACCGTCATGACCTTGCAACGCAAATCCTTGAATGAGGAAAACGTTCTTGAATTCCACAGGCCACCGAAAACCCGAAAAACGTCCACCAAGAAAACCAGCGAGAAGAAAGGCTGAACCGTTATGGGCACCAATGAAAAGCAGATTATCGGAGAGAACGCCAAATACGTTTCCGACACCATCCCGCAGGAAACCAAGGATGGGCTTCGCGCCCATTTGAAGCCCGGATACGCCATGCCGGACGGCACCCATTATGCGACAGGCATGGATTACACGGAACTTATGCGCAATCTGCGCAACATCCAATACTGTGGCTGTCCGCTCTGCCACGACACGCAGTCCGGATTGGAAACCATTCTCGCGACCAGCGGCATGACCGTCCGTGAGCTTGCCGAGGAAATCGCATGCGACGAATACGATTCGTATTCTGTCTCTGAAATCCGCGACCTTGACCCGGAACAGTTGAAGCCAGTGGACGAGATTATCGAGGATATCAACCGTTGGAGCCACGACCAGCATGCGCTCGAACACGCTTCCTTCGGCACTGTCAGGCTTCTGTCCGTCTACTTGAACGTCAGCCTCGACCAGATGTACGACGAATTGGATTATCAGACGCTCATCTACACGCCATGGGAGGAGGATTCCCACATTCACGGCTATGTGACGGTCATCCGTTACAAGGACGGAAAGTATGAGGTGGATGTTCCGGAATGCCGATACCAGTGCGACGAAATGTATTGGAACGCGCGTCGCAAGATGGAAGAATCCAACACTCCCATCACGTTGGATGTTCTGCGTAGCGAACCGTGGAGCAAGGAGCATCGCACTCCCGTGGCATTGCCGGAACAGTATCGTGGCAAACAGTATCGTCTGGGAGACCCTTACAGCCTGTCGGCTTTGCTGGACAAGCTGTCCGCGCATGATGTTCCGGTGGACGAGAGGGTTCTTATCGCCCTCGAACTGGAGGAACAGTTCCCGTTGCGGTTGACTCCACTGTTCGAAAAGGACTGACATTTTCTAGGGAGAAGCCGATAGCAGCCTCTCCCTCTCTTAGTCAAGAAAGGAAACCCGATGGTTAGAAAAATGGTGAGCGTTCAAAAGATTGAGGGAGTGTATCCCATTGAGAACGCAGACCGTATCGAGAAGATTCGCATTGGCGGTTGGATTGTCGTAGTAGGCAAGGACATGGGATTGAAACCCGGCGACCATGTGGCATATTTCGAAATCGATTCAATGCTTCCCGCCGACGACCCACGCTATACGGACTTGCAGAAGCGTGGTCAGCGTACCGTGCCAGTGTCCAACACTATTACCGGCGAAGAGAAAGAAATCACCGGACACGTGCTACGTACCGCGCGACTGCGCGGAGTGTACAGTCAAGGGCTAGTCATGCCGCTTTCAACGATTGGCGTACCGGAGGACACTCCCATCGGCACTGATATCACCTTACAGGCGGACGTGTGGAAGTATGAGGAACTGCCACCAGTGAAAGGCGGTGACATGGTTGGCGCTTTCAACGCGCCATGCTCCAAGTCCGACGCCACGCGAGTGCAGAATCTCACCGCGTATTGGGATGAAATCAGGCGGATTGCGTGGACTCCGACTGTGAAGGTGGACGGCACCAGCACCACAATCTACCGTGATATGGATGATACGGTTCACGTCTACTCTCGCAATTGGGAGTTGAAGCCGGAATGCGCGAACATGCAGGTGGCGGTGAAAACCGGATTGGTTGACGCGTTGGAGAAAGGCATGGTCTGCCAGTTCGAGCTGTGCGGACCAAGTGTCAACGGCAACAGGTTGAAGCTGGCGTCCTATCGTCCATTCGTGTTCGCCGTATGGCGTGACAATATGAAACTCGACCGTAGGGATTGGCCGAAAGCCATGCTTGACAACGCCGTCCCACTGTTGGATGAAACCGAGTGGAAGCCGACCGGCGATGTGATGGACATGATTGCCAAAGTGGACGGTCTGCGCGGCAACGTGACCCGCGACTTGTTGGACGAAGGAATCGTCTGGCATGCGAAAGCGGGCGAACGGTTGAGCGACGGCCTGTACAACGAGCTTGGCAGCAACCGTTGCTTTAAAATCATCAACAACAAGTATCTGACCAAGCATGGTCTTTGATGGCGGAATAGGGGTTTGGGCTTACCTTTGCGTTCAGACCCCTGTTTCGTCTTTCATATCATTCCTGTCTTGTTATACTGGGGATGTTTACAAACGCCGGATGAAACAAAGAAGTGGCGAATTGAATATCTCCAACATGTCGGAAGAGACGATAGAAGAAAACCTACCCGACCTGTCCCCACATTTAGAGGATGGGTTCAGTCTGAAACAGCTTGAAACACTCCACGATTATGCCGTGGAAGCTTTCAAGGCCGGAATCGAATACGCCAACAACAATCGAAAAGGAGCCGTAAATTGACCGATAGGAAAACGTGGGTTATCTCCATTCCACCAGTCAAATGTCCCGATGACATGACCGGCATCCCTAACTATTACATTCAAATATGGGAAAAGTACGTCGGCAAGGTCAAGCCGGAAGGTGGAGACCGTGAGGATTGGATTGAAACCTGTTCCCGACTTTACTGGGGTGTCCGCAATCTAGGTGAGGACGCCATAGTCCGAGTGCATGGGAAAACCGACATCGACCCGAAACAGCTAATCGGATTACCGCACTTCGGACAAGTGTTGGACATGCCGCCAATCGACCAGTATGCAGACCCATCTCATGCCGACCGTTACGCCATCAATTCCAACGTGCGTATGCTCATGCATCGGAAGACGAAACTCAGTTCCATCTACGAGGATGACATCAAACATGCGTTCGCTTCTCTTATTAGGGACGGTGTTTCGTCGTTCTTCATCAAATTCATGAACCAAGCCAAACGGCTACCGAATTTGAAAATCTCCGGAACTAATCTTGACGAGCTTGAACAGCAGGTGCAGGAGTGGGGAGGTTGGGCGTTTGTTCATGCGGATGATGACCCGAATGCTCTGCTTATTCAGGAGAATGTCGATATCCAATACGAGTATCGCATGTTCATGGTCGGCAACCAGCCTGTCTGCGGCGCGGGCAATATCGGATTGAAAACACCAATCGACAACATGCATACGAGATTCGACCCTCAAATGCAGAAGATTCGTGACGACACCACCGTTAAGAATGTTGAACTCAGACCGGAATTGGCGGAACAATACCGTGAGTTCGCCACGCGAGCCGGACGCATGTTCGCCCACTGCGGTTACGGCGCGTACACGCTCGACCTGTGTCTTATCAACGGTGAAGTGTCAATCGTGGAATTGAACGGTTTGATGAATTCCGGACTGTTCGCATTGAACATGAACGATTTGACGAGCGCGTTGCGAGTCAATTGGAAAGAGTGCCTTCCCCCGGTTCTACTCGAAACGGCTATCTAAGAAAGGGACGATATTGGAAAACGAAGAAAAATGTCTCACATGCACCAAACGCGAGGTGACACTTTCGGATTATCCGAACTGGTGTCGATGCAACTTGGGCGTACTCCGCGATTGCGTGAACAGGCTCAACAATTCCGATGCCGGAATAGACTTCGGAATGCATTTCGGAAACCCGGACTTCGTACTGGAAGGCGACCCTAATCCAGCAAAAGAGAACATTCTTTTCTGCAAAGAGGACAAAAAGTACGTCTATCTGGAAGTCCTCACCATGGGAGACGAGAACACTCCGAAAGAGCATATTCCAATAGTCCGAATGTGCAAACCTTGCATGGCTCTTATGGGGGAATATTTTTGGAGCGAATATCTTCCGAAAGAGTTTTGGGAAGGATACGAGCAAAATGTGTTGCACACTCTGAAAAGACTGGTGGACGACCCCAGTGTCGAATCAGACGCCGACCTGATTAAGTATGCGAGAGAAATCGTCCACGGCGACATGCTCATCGACTGGTAGTGTCTGTTGGCTTGTTTTTAAATAGAGAGGGAGTATTTTTGCGACCACAATCAGAAGACACCGTGGAACTCACCACCGTCATCGACCCCGCCTCCATCACACGCATGGCGTCCAGCCATCCAGACAACAGGGAGACCACCATGTACGGCAGACATGGCAAGCATGACGGTAAGCCGCCAAAAATCAAAAGGTCACGGACTAAAACAGATAAACCCAAACATCCCATAGAACAGGTCATGCCAATCATCATGCTTGCCGTAAGTATCGTTTTCTTGGTGGGGATGATTCTAGCTCTCTGGTTTATGCCGGTTTCAGAACCGGAGAATATGATTGTCCGTCCTATTCTGACTGGCTTGATTGGTGTGGCGGCGGTTTCCGCCGACATTCCGGCTTGGGTGTATTTCTCCCGTTGGCGTCGAGATTCATAGAAAAGCTGAATCTGAAACATTTCCTTGTTATACTGGAATCGGCCACATTTTAGTAAAAGCAAGGAAAACACATGCCTAGAACCACACTAGCCGATGTCGCATCCGACTACGTGCGCAAACACCAGCACGAGCGACAATGCCGACAACTCGACTCCAACAGCCGGGTCACGCTCACCGTCATCCAAAACCAGTGGGCGAAACTTGCAGGACAGGAACCCATGACCATTTTCGACGCGCCGGAAGTCGTAATCAGAAGCATCGAAACCACACAACGCGGCCACGAACTGTTCGACCGCACAAAAGAAACAAACGGGGTCGTCTACTACGGCCTGAAAAACTGAAAGGAAACAAAAACATAATGTCGGAACTCGCAGAGGACACCAGAAGGGTAACGCTTCTACTGGGAGACAATCCGGAAGGAACTCAATGGCATACATGCTTGGACTTGTCCCACAATAAGTATGCCATCCAAAAACTGCGTGAGACCGGAAGGCTGAAAGCGGGGAAGGCCACTTCGCTGACCGTCGGACAGTTGCAGAACCTTCTCGCTAAAGCGCAGAAGGACGCCCACGGGTTCCAAGACACTCCCGCCAGCAAATGTTTGCGAGGTAGTGAGCCTGAACGGAGACTACAGGCATACAAGTTCGCTGAAAACCTCAACCGTGCCCTCTGCGAAGGTTCTCCCGTGTATTGTTCGGAGTCCGAACCGAGACTGGACTTATCTTTCCCGAGTTTCAAGGACTGACCATAATTGGGAAGGCATTCAAACAGACAAGTCCGACCGACGACGATAGGCGAGACGTCTTCTTTCGATAGTCTTATCGCCGCCGGAGTAAGGGATGGCAAGGAATGGGCGAGACAGCGTGTGCAGAAAAGGATAGCCGCCGTGCTGTCCGTTCTTGTCGCCCTGTCCTTGTGTTGTGGCGGCGGATACTATTGGTGGGATACCCAAGGCAAGGCGAAGCGTGCCCATACTGAGGCGGAGGACGCCTGTTTCCAACAAGTCAGCAGGATGACGGAATCGTATAATAAGTCGCTCCGGCTGTATGCTCAGGTGTCTTCCAAGTTCAACGAGTTGGACGAATCATATGATTTGGACATGTTGGCTGCTTTGCAAGGCAAGAAGCCGAAGGAATATGAGAATCTGCATTGCTCCACGGATTTGGATGGCGACAAGCGGAAGGCGATGTCTTTGAAGCGTTCGTATGATGAGCTTTCGAAGGAGTATCGCAAGGCTCTTGCCCCCGTTAGAAAATAGTATGCTATACTGGAAACGTTCACATACAGCCTATCGTTTAGGAGAAAAACTTGCGCAACGATAACGTCAACCACCCCAGCCACTACACGTCAGGCCCCTTCGAATGCATCGAACTGACCTCACGATACCCGTTCCTAGGTGGGAATGCTATCAAATACGTGTACCGCTGGCAGGGCAAGAACGGTCTGGAAGACTTAAGGAAAGCCCTCTGGTATCTGAACCGTGCGAAGGAGGAAAGCCCCTACGAGCCTCTTGGACTCTATCCTCTCGACTCGTTTGTTCCACCCTACTGTTACTTCCACATGGACGACGAATCAGTTCATATGCTGAGGAAGCTCGCCCGACTTAACTGGCAGAACATGCGAGGATTCTGGAAGGGCATGTCCGAACTCGCTTGCGACCACAAGTCCGGCTACACCCGCGCCAAGAAGACGTTGGAGCGTCGAATCCGACTGCTGGAATCCATGCTGACCGACGAGGAACAGACCGTCCTGTCCTCCATCTGGCAGGATAAGGAGCTGACCGAATCGCAGAATCGAATCGCCTACCGTCTGCAAGCCCGTGGTCTTGCGAAACTGGACAAGTCCGATGTCGTGTGGAACCCGACCGGAAAGGAGCGCTGACATGAAGGAGGAGAACGAAACGTTCCTTGAGCGAGTGTCCTATGCTATGTTCCGGTATGGTCTGGGTCTGTACTTGCTGTCCGGAATGGTGTCCCTGTTGGGGCTTGTCGGCTCTTTTTTGCTGAAACGATTTTCTTGGTATTGGGGTTTGCCTTTCGTCGTGTGCGGCATACTGTTTCTAGTCGTGTTTCCACTGGCGTTGTTTCTCCTGTCGGTGGATGATTGGAGACAGAAAAACCATGTCGGAGAAAACGAGATTAAGGTTTCGTAGAATCGAAGCCGAATTGTTGAAAGCCTTCCATCGGGGTTTCAGTCTGTTGCTGGCGGTGTTTATTTTTGGCCTTTCGCTGTTTGGTGTGGGTGAGTGGGTCGGGGGGGTGGTGGTGCTGGTCGGGTAGTTTGGGGGTATGGATACCACGTCGTTGTTCACCGCCGCCCTGCAACTGCCTGACCCGTGGAGGGTGTCGGGCGTGGAGTTCCGTGACGAGGAGGACGGCAGACGGGAACTGCATATCGCGATCGGGTTCGCGGCGGGTTCGCGGTTCCCCTGCCCGGAACCGGGGTGCGGCGAGGCCGCGTGTCCGGTGCATGACGCGAGGGAGCGCGTGTGGCGGCATCTGAACTTCTTCCAGTACAAGGCGTTCATTCACGCGGGCGTGCCGCGCGTGACGTGCCCCGCCC